CGGTCTGGGATTCGGTCTGGGCTTCGGTCAGGGATTCGGTCTGGGATTCGGTCTGGGATTCGGTCTGGGCTTCGGTCTGGGCTTACACATCATCTCTATTTCCCAATATTAAAAAATGGAAATATATAGACCACAAAGAAGGATATAACCCATATCAACCATGTATAGATTTGTGGAAACGGGGATTTGTCCCATCTTACGATGGGGAGACATGGAGACTACATGCAGGAGAAAAAGCAAAAATTGTTTATGAGTTGGAGGTAAAGCCATGAGTCTTACCGCAAATAGACCGCGAGGAGGATTATGGGGAATGACGATTATCAAAGGAGGTAAAGCCATGACTGACAGGGAAGCGGAATACAGGAAGGAAACGGGAGATAATCCATTTAATACAGATGCTTGGTTTAATTCAAAATTTATATCTTGGCTCATCCAGAAACTCGACAAGGCCGAGGCCGAGCGGGATGAATTGGTTGGCGTTCTCAAATCTTTAAAACAGCAACATCACTATTGCGAGGACTCTTGGTATTCATGCCCCAAGCATCCAGACGGGTGCGCTAACGATGATATTACGGAGTGTAACTGCGGGGCGGATGAGCATAATAAAAAAATTGACGACGCCATCAACCGGATAAAGGAGGGAGAGAAGTGAAAACCATATTCAGTAAAATCCTTAATCAGAATATAACCATCGACCAGGAATCGGAAACCGTCGAAACGGCAGACGGCGTTAAATATACCCGTGAAGAATTATCAAAAATAAAAGGTATGCTTCCGGCTGAGATTGTTTCCATTCATAAAGTAAAGCGACATTTTCAAGGGGTGATAATGTAACATGTCACATAAACATGAAGAAATCGTCAGAAAAATAATGGTCCAATGGACCGAGGAAAAGCGCGGCCGGCTTTTTAAAAATGATAACGGGAAAGCATGGCGCGGGAGATGCACCGATGAAAGAATTATCGACGGTCGGAAAGTCGTCGAGCTGTTCGGGGCCGTCTTGATAAAATATGGGTTATGCCCTGGGAGCTCTGACCTGATCGGATGGGAGCTCGCCGAATATATTGACTCTGGTTTTCAGCCGGTAACGGTCCCGATATTTTGCGCCGTCGAGGTCAAGACTGGGATCGATCGCGTCAGAGACGATCAGAAAAACTGGCTCGACACGGTAGCCAGGATGGGCGGTCGGGCATACCTGGCGCGTGAGGACGGCAGGGGATACACGATGGAGGAATGGGTGAAGTAAATGATAGATGTAAAAGACATATTAAATAGAGCAGGGGAGGATGTTCGCGACATGCTGAATCTTTATCCATTCCAAAATAAAATATTAAACGATGTCCGGTCGGCCCTCGCCTCCGGATGCCGAGCGCCCCTGGTCGTGAGCCCGACGGGCAGCGGCAAGACACTTGTTTTTGCCACAATCGCCCGCGGCGCAATGGATAAAAATAATCGCGTTTTAATTCTGGTACATCGGAAGGAAATCCTCGAGCAGACGCTCCAAAAATTATATATACTCGGCGTCCAGGCGGGCCAGATCGCGGCAGGGAAACCAAATACCCGCGACATGGTACAGGTCGCCATGGTGGGGACGCTGACGAGGCGCCTGTCGGTCATACGGCGGCCAGACCTGATAATAATAGACGAAGCTCATCATTCTGTCGCCGGCCAATGGAATACGACATTAAAATATTTTAACGATGTCCCGCATCTCGGCTTTTCAGCGACGCCCGAGCGGCTCGACGGGACGGGGCTCCGCGAAATATATGACCGGATGATCCTCGGGCCGTCAATATATGATCTAGTCGATCAGGGATATTTATCATATCCGGTAATGTACCGGCCGCCGGAGGAGGTCACGAAAGAATTTCATATCAAGCGCGGGGACTTCGATCCGAAAGAGCAAGAGAATATCATGACAAAAAAATCGATCGTCGGGGATGTCATCGAACATTATCGTCATTATCTCGATAAAATGCCCGTCGTCTGTTTTTGCGTTTCCCTGGAGCACTGCCGGCAGATGACCGCGGCTTTCAATAATGCCGGGTATCGCTCCGAGATGGTTTTCGGTAATATGCCGACATCAGCCAGGGAGCGGGCCATTAAAGGGCTTGCCGACGGCTCGATTCATGTCCTGACGAGCTGTGATGTCATCAGCGAGGGCGTGGATGTCCCCGTCATGGCCGGCGCCATACTGCTCAGGAGGACGCTGTCGCTCGTGTTGTATCTCCAACAGGTCGGCCGGGCTCTCCGGAAATACCCGGGGAAGGAAAAGGCGATCATCCTGGATCATTGCGGAAATTATTATTTACACGGCCATGTGCTCGCCGACCGCGACTGGAGCCTGGACCATGGAAAGCGGAATCATAAGAAAGACAGGATCCCGACGACGACGAGCTGCCCGAAATGTTTCGCGGTATGGCCCGGGAAACCGCGGGCATGTCCGGAATGCGGCTTTAATTTTTCAGATAACGAGAATATAGCCAACCAGCAGCGGAAATCGCCGGAGCAGATCGCCGGGGAGCTCGTCGCGGCGCTGCCGGCAGGGGTGGACCCCGGGAAGGTGCGGAGCCTCTCTGAGTTTGTCCAAAAAATGCAGGCGATCGACAGTCGGACCAGACAGAGAGCCATGATCGCGAAAGCGTATGAGTTACAAAATAAAAGGGAGATCGACGCCCTGGCGAAAGCCGTCGGTTACAAGCCGGGGTGGGCTCATATTGCATGGACACAGATATTAAAGAGGAGGGCATAAAATGACCATCGACGAAGTAAAAGAATATTTAAAAGCAATGTGTATTATCTTAAAAAATTATCATGATCCGACGGGGATGAATGCGAAAACGACTGAATGTATCGCGGCATTACTGGACCATTGTGAATCATTGGAAATTGATATGGAATTATTAAAATCTAAACCATCAAAAATCGAGGTGCTGAATGAACACGATAACCCGTCTCAAGGATAAAGACTTTAAAAAAGGCCGTCGATATATCGGAGCGTCAGACGTCCCGACGCTGGCGCTGATGAATCTCAGATTCGGACAGACGCCGCTCAAGCTCTGGGAGGAAAAAACGGGGAGGGCGGCCCCCTGGGGTGGAAACGAACGGACCAGGGCCGGCCATGAGCTCGAGCCTGTCGCCCTGAAGTGGGGAGTCGAAAAAGTTACCGGAATCAGCGCGAAGGAATCGCAACAGATTTTTATTAAACTTATCACGGGGAAAGACTACCTGTCATATCGTCCGCTGACCGAGGCGAGGCATTCCCGCGGGTATATTGTCGCCCATGCCGACCTCATCGATATTGATCGGCCGTATATCATGGAGGCGAAAACGTCGGGATTCTTCGGGGCTCGCCGCGGCGAAAACGTCAATTATGGATATGATCTCGACGATCTGACCGAGAACGGGATCCCGTCAAACGTGTATTTACAGGTCCAGGCTCAATTATTATGTTATGATATCCCCGAGGCGTATGTCTCGGCGATGCTTGATACTGGCATACATCGTTTATATGGTCCCATCAAGGCGCATGTTCAGACCCATGAGAAGATCCTCGCGATATGCGAGCGGTTCTGGTGGCATGTCGAAAAGGACCAGGCGCCGAAGCCCGAGGTCTGGGAGGATGTCGTCAAATTAAATCCGGTGCTTGATAAAGAATCAAAAACAGTCGTCGGGGGAGATGATGAGCAGAAAGTGAAAGAGATGATCGCCCGGGCCGCGGCGCTGAAAAAGAGGGCGAAGGACATCGAGTCTGAGCTCAATGACATTAAAAACGCCGTCGGGATTATCCTCGGGGCGAATAAATATCTTGAATCATCGTCGGGTGAAAGCCTGGCGAGCGCTTTCGATGTGTCGCGTTTAACGGTGTCAGAAAAAGAGCTCCGGAATAATTATCCGTTATGGCATCAGGAGTTATTAACGAAGGGCATAATCAAGGAATCAAAATTCAGGAATATAAAATATTAAAGGAGAGTAAAAATATGAATATCGGCGCATGTTGGTTAAAAGAAAAAGACGGGAAGGCGTATATGTCGGGGCAGATCAGGACCCCTGGGCTCGATCTGAATTTCGCGATTTTCAAAAACGAGAAAAAAGAGTCAGAGAATCAGCCTGATTATCATATCGTATGGAGTCCGCCTAAAAAAGAAACCGGAGAAAAGAAGGCCGCGGACAGTCCGTTCGATGATAAAGATATCCCATTTTAAGGAGGCCCGGGATGAATAGGGTAGAGCGTCGGAAGGCTTTAAGAAAGCGCTGTAAATATTTTACGCAGCCGTATAAAAACGGACGGACTAGGGAGCGGGCGCGGTTGTATTATTGGCCGCCAAAGGATAAAGAAGAAAAAAAGGAGACGATCAATGGCTGAACAAAAACCGAAAAATGCTTTAATATCAATTATTGACGTCAAGAAAGAGTCGCTCTGGGGACTGAAGGCGTCATATCTCCCGAAAATAAATCAGGAGGTATATTTCAAGCGGGCGCTGATAACCGTCATGGAGAACAAGGACCTGGCGGCGATGTCTAAAACAGACGCCGGAGCCATGTCGGTGCTCCAGGCAATCGGACGGGCCCTCCAGATGGGACTTCAGATCGGCGGTAATATCCCCCAGGCGTATATCGTACCATTTAAAGACCGAGACGGCGTCCAGCGGGCCTCCCTGATTCCGACGGCTGAAGGATATCGTTTTATATGTACGGCAGAGCCCGACCCTGTCCTGAGGGATTTTGATGTCAGGGCCGTCTATGACGGCGAGGATTTCTCCCTGGATTTCTCATCCGGATCGGTGCGGCATTCATGGGATGGGAAAACAAAACGCGGGAAGCTGATCGGCGTATATTGTAAAATCGAGGACCTGAACGGAAACAGGAAGGTTGAATATATGACCCGAGAGGAAATCGAGCGGATAAGAGACACGCGGTCAAAATTTTATATCAATTTTAAAAAGGGTCCATGGGCTGATGATTTCGACGCCATGTGCCTCAAGACCGCGGCGAAAAAATTTCTTAAGCCATACGCCGCCATGAAGGAAGGTCTGGCGATGGCGCTCGCTGTAGACGACGGGGATCCTGGCCGAGACGACCGATCGATCAGCGACAGGGTAGGGGATCAGCTCGACGGCGTTCTCGATGCAGAATTTGAGCACGTTTCGGATCCGCCGCAGGAAGGCTCCTCGGGAGTCACTCAAAAACCGGTGGCAGAACAACCGCCGGAAACGGCCGCAAAAGGCGGAAAAAAAGATATTTTCTGATTTCAACATATTACCCCTTTGATCCCGGGTGCCGGCATGGGCCCGGGAATTTTTTTAAAATATGGCAAAAAAGTAGTTGACATTATTGCAATTGAGCGCGACGTGGCGACGTTCGCTCCGCCGAACGTGTCGCGGTATATGACTAAGCAAAAAATCGCTATGTTCCTTTATGGTCTGGGGTTTGCGCCGCGCGAGTACCGCATAAACGGCGTTCACAAACATTCATGGTTTAAGGGCGACGATCTGGAATTTGAAAGGGAGTGCAAAAAACTGCGAGAAAAGGCCAGAAAGGAAAAAGAAAAAAATATTGCAATTTGACGATTTTTTGTTGACAAAATGACGACGATTTAGTATGCTATATTTATCAATAGAAAGGAGACAAGTCATGAAAAGAACCATTAAAAATAGAAAAGGCGATCAGAAGATTGAACTGTCTATGAGTGAATGGATGGACCTACAGATGATTCTTAAAAACCCATCATTGAAGAATTTAAAGAAACAAGAACAATTTTTAATCGACGCGATTTGCGATTATCCAGCAGACAACTATTACGATTATAAAAATTGCATAAAATAATAACTTGTCGGCGTGGGCAAAATTGTACATTAACGACGGTCAAGGAGAGAAAAAAACTATGACAAAATTTAAAGTACACGGCTACATGCCGGACCGCGCCCGTCCTGAGTCGCAATGGGCGAAAGCCTATCCGATTATCAAGGCTGAAAATAGGATGGAAGCGCGAGAAAAGTTTTTAGAAATGTTCCCCGGTTACACAGTCGATCTCATAACTGAGGTGGTACAATGAGCGGTAAACGTGTCAAACAGTTTAAGCGGATCACAAAACGACAAACGGGTAGAATCACGCGACAACTTATAGACGGCTTACTCGATTGCCGTTTTGTCTGAAAATCGCGTGGCAAATAGTCAAGGGGAAAAAGAGAAATGAAAAAAACAAGAATTAAGCCGGCGGAATTACTCAAACTCCTGGATAAGCACGATCTGCAAAAATACGACATCTGCAAAATCTGCGACGTGTCGGCGGCAACGGCCGAGCGGTATATTAAACACGGTATACCTGAGGCGCAATACCGGCTCATGCAGTTGTCGCTGGGGGATTTATGAAATTGATACAAGGCGACTGTCTGGAAGTAATGAAAAAAATACCAGATAAAAGTATTGATATGATTTTATGCGATTTGCCGTACGGAACGACTGCTTGTAAATGGGACGTGATTATACCTTTTGAACCGTTATGGAAAGAGTATAAACGGATCATAAAAGATCGTGGCTGTATTGCATTGTTCGGTAGTGAGCCATTTTCAAGTTATTTAAGAATGAGTAATATTAAACAATATAAATATGATTGGATATGGAAAAAGGAACGGGGGGTCGGTTTTCAAATAGCAAAGTACCGTCCGATGTTAGAAACTGAAAACATATCAATATTTTCAAAAGGAACGTTAAATTACCACCCGCAAATGATTTTACTTGATAAACCTAAAAAAGAGAGCTTTGCGCGTACGAAAAGCGGCAGTTCCCCTTTAGCTCACTTAAATAAAGGTGAAAGAATAGCAACGCATCGCTACCCTAAAAGTATAATAGAAATAAAAAGAGAGACGCGCAAAATACACCCCACACAAAAACCCGTCGCGCTCCTTGAATATTTAATTAAAACTTATACCCTTGAAGGTGAAACCGTTCTTGATAATTGCATGGGTTCAGGGTCTACGGGCGTGGCGTGCATAAACACAAATAGAAATTTTATCGGAATTGAAAAGGACGCTGAATATTTTAAGATTGCAAAAAAGAGAATTAAAGAGGCGCGGCCATGATCCGAAAAATATTCTGCGCCGCGCTTGTCGCGCTCGGCATAACGCTTGATACGTATTTTTACGCTTTTCGTTTCATTGCCGACGGTCTGCCGGTCGTCGTGGCCGTGGCAAGCGGCGTCGCGGCCTTAACGCGGAGGAGTTAATATGGACATACAAGAATATCAAAAATCATTAAATTGTAACACTTGTTTTTATTGTGACATGAAAGCATTTTTAACCGGAAAGCCATGCTGTACACATCCGCTATCTATCGCGGAATATATAGTCGATGATGTTTGCCAAAAACATCGCGAGCGGGAAAAAACGGCATGAACCTCCACCAATCAGAAAAACTCATCGCTGAAATTAAAGACTGGTATATAGCAGAGATACAGCGGGCCGCCGCAGAATCGGGCGGCCTATCTGCGCTTGCCCTGTCGCTCGGCTATTCCGAAAAATACCTGTGGCGATTGCTTGACCGTTCGTCATTTTCGGCGCTTAGACGGGTTGTTAAAAAAATACATAGCACCAAAAACTAATAACCGCAGAATAATATTTATTGTTGGTGAAACGTCGAAGAGCATAATGTTACATGAGCTCGGCCATACAATAGGACTAAAAGACGACTATTTAGACGATACATCAATAATGTATTATATCGATATCGTTGGAGTTGGAATATCGCCAGTCGACGCCGAGAATGTCCGCAACCTGTATTATCCTTTTCAGGAATAAGTATTTAAATTTTATGCTTTCCCGGTATTCAATAAAATAGCAAGGGCCCGGAATTTCTCCCGAGCCCTGCGCCGGCCTGCGAACAGATCCGGGTTACATTAGCCGATAAGGCGCTGAATCCATGCGCCGGTTATCGCGCCGATGACATACGCGATAACACCCCATCCCGCAACAACGGCGGCGATAATCCAGACCTTGACCGTTTTTTCGGACAATAAAAACGCCTTAATTTTTTCCTTCATGCTCTTCTCCTGATTGGTGTATAGTTTTTTGTGTATTACAATTTATACTCAAATTATTTTGTGTATAATATTTTAGTATTCTTGAGACACAAATTATTTTTTCTTCCCGAAGTCAATCTGTCCGATGACAGACGCTCCAGCATAATATTCATTATAAATGACGCTTTGCGCGTATGTCAAGCCAATTCCGATTGAACCTCTGCTATAATTCCAGAGGAAGGCCGCAGTTCCGCCAGCCAATGAATCAAAACGTTTCTGGTCCCGATCGTACCCGGCAAGCATGAAGAGTTGAATCTGAACAGAATACGGCTTGATCTGTGGTTTACATACCGCAGTCAAAGGAAATTCACGGCTGTTTGATTTTACACGGTCAGCGCAGGTAACAAAGAAATTTCCATGGCGCATTGCTCCCATGATATCGATATGATCCCCGGCGTATTGAGCCGCGGGACTGTTATCCTTCCAGTCTGTCGGAGACAGGGGCCCGGGCTCACCGGCCTCGATGGTTCCCGGTTGACATGGCTCGATATAATAACGGATGGCATATCCGCCGGCCAGAAGCGCCAGGGCGCCGATGATAACGCCGATAATAATAAATGTTTTTTTCATGATTTGCCTGCCTCCTTTAGTATTGAACGATAAAATTTATTGGTGAATTTCCGTAAATTTTTAATTTTATGAACGTCAGACGTTTTATATTTACATGGGCGATGAGTCCGGCTCCATTCGCAATTATTACATTCATCATAATAATGCATTATGCAGAATGGGCAGCTCCAGGGAGAAATCCCCGTCTTATTTAATAACTTGATATGGTCCTCTAGGCTCCTCCAGATATACTCGGCGACGCGGGAAGGCCATTTCTCGATCGCCTGCCGGTCATGGTCGACAAAAAAACCATCTCCGGCCAGCTCGCCCTTGAGCTCCATATATTTAATGATTTTTTTGTGATATGCTGTCATGATAATTTACTCGCATTTCTAAAGGTTTTCTTTCTCTGAATTCCTCTCTTTTCCCGAGATTCCAGTCATGGAGCGGGCGAAAATATCCGACGACGCGGGACCAGACCTCGACCGGGATTTTATAATTTGAAACGTCGATTTTATCTGTCATGTTTTTCGCTCCAGAGTAAAATCAAGATATTACATGCCGCATGAGCAAGATGAGACAGGCCGCTCTCTGGATCATTCCTCTCGCCCGATAACCATGATGTAAAATGACGAAGGGCGGCATCAGAAAAGACGTCGCGTTTATTCTCGACAATTTTCCAGTCATCAGGTTTTCTATTTTCTTTCGTGTTGCCGAACATATAAGCCCTGACGACTTCCTCAAGAGCGCTCCAGGGGATTAATCGCCATTGAATTTTATCAGGAGTTTCAGTTTTCATAATGGCTCCTGATGATTTTTTCCGCATCAGCGGACGATATGCAGATTGATTTTCTGTTATTCGCTCCGCCTCGGTTTTTCAGATATAATGTAATTCCGAGCTTTTTCGCCCTGTTTACAATAGTATTAATATTGAGATTTATTAATGCTGATATTTCAGACAAAAAGACGGCGTCGGATGGTCCCTTTTTCTCGCATTCGTCACGGATCTCAGCGAGGCGATTTAATCGGGCTTGATGTAAATCATCCTCTGAAAAATTCATTTTTACAGTTTTAACGCCCGTGTTTTTTGTAGTTCTGTTCGCATGATTTCCGGCTTCCATTCATAAGCTCCTTTATCATCTATTTTAAACCATACAAGGCCGATGTCGACTCGACCCGAGCACTGGCGGGCTCCGTATTTTGACCCGTATCCCTGGAGCGCCGGCGTCGTCATTGCCAGGACATCGGCGTCGCCGCTGTAATTGAAATAATGGACATGGGACCGAATGATAATATCGGCGAGGGGCTGCTGTTCGTCAATGCTCCATAGTTGATTCCAGAGTCTATCGCGGGCGATTGCAGTATGTCGGCCATGGGGAATAACTGACGATCCGATTTTATGCTTGCAATCGAATATTAAACCATTAACGTCAATCCATTCATGGCCCCCGATTTTTGCGTTTACCGCATCGGCGACGGACCGCTCGAAGTCCTCAGTAACTCCAGTATGATAGGGGGTATTATGTGAAAGAAACCCCTCTGAAATATATGTTTTGCTTGATGTAGATAGACCATAAACCGTTTGTTTCCCTGCTGGACAAATATCTATGAGCATCAAATTATCTTGCTTTTTATTTCCAATAGTACACAGTTTTGAGATATCAAAATTTTCAAGAAGTCGCCTAGGACGTACGGATCCGAGAAGTCTTAATTTTTCCTTGAATCCGCCAAGAACAGTTATTTGATAACAGTCACTTCTTTTATCGTGCGATGCATGAGCAATTTGAAAATTTAATTTTTTCAAACATTCTGATGCAAATTTTAAGCATGCGTTATCTTTTTGAACCGCCGATAATGCGAAGCAATTTTCAAGAGATATAAATTCCCGTTGAGATTTATTATCAAATCGACGCCTATTCTTGTTTGATTGGTTAAGTGTTCCTTCTCCATCAAAAAATCCAGATAAATAGCCGGCTTCATATGATCGATCATCATCCCATATGGGTAATGTCCGAGGAAAAGGAATAGGCATATATTTTGAATGACCATCCTTTTTCCCGAATCCCGGTGTTGATGTACGCGATATTTTATAAAGGTGATTAACCGTTGTCCACGCGGGGGGGCGCCCTCCACGCGACATTAAAAATGGATGGTCGCCTGTTGCGGTTATTTTTGAACCGTCAGATAAAAATAAATCATAAACATCAGAGATAAAGGGCTTGTTTATTATAACCTCTGATTCAATAAATTTTCTATGTCCATTGCCTGATCCATTTTCATCGAATGCAAGCAATTTGTCTCCGGCATTTAATCTTTCAACCGGGATCCATCGAAGGTCGGCTGTTAATATTCTATGACCGGCAGTTAAACAACCGAAGGTCATAATAATATTTTTTGCTTTCGCTTTCTCGATGCATTGAATCGACATCTGGACCTGCTCGGTCCTGTCCGCCTCGATTAGCTCGGTCCCCCCTGATCGCTCTCCTTTTCCCTCGATGGCGTCTCCATTAACAATGAGTAAATGAATCGGCTGCAGTTTTTTCATCAATTCGGAATAAAATTTCCAAACGGCCTTCTGCATCTCTCCGAATTTCGCGAGCGATCCTGAGGCTGATTGATATTTCGGGGGAGTCAGGCCGACGACATGGCCGCAATGAAAATCGGAAACGATAACGACTGTTTTAAATGCCATTATACATCCTTTCCATAAAATATCCTGAATAATAAATTATCAAGTTGCTTAAATACAATCGACACGACGAGCACTGTAGCAACAAATATCGCGAGTATCATGAATAATAATGTTTTTAAGATATTCTTTATCATCTCGAGCCGTTAGTCCTCGGCTTCGGCATGTCGTCGGCACTGTGAGATATGGGCCCGATAGTCCAGTCAGAATATGCCATGAGCAAGATCAGCCCGCCGATTGCAATGAGAATGATCAGCTCTAAAATCGGGAGGCGGATTTCTTTATCGCCCCATTTTAGATAAAATTTCTGTCTCTCTCTGCGGATCATTTTTGATTTATTTCTCACCATGGCTGCACCCTCAAAATATAATATTGATTGATTTATTCCTGATCGCTGAATTAATTTCATCATCAAATAAAACGCTTCCGAGCGGCGTCAGGTGGACCCCCTCGAATGACATGTCATTACGCGGGAGGAATTTATTTATATAACCCTTGACCATGCATAACAGGCAGGCGTTACCGTCATTCTGGACCCAGTGATATATATTCTCTGTTATTTTTGGCTTATTATAAATTACATAATTGACGATCGATGTCGGCAAATCGCCGATGATGATTCGGGCCTTCGGATAATCGCTCCTGATGGCGCTCAAAAAATCGATAAATTGCCCGATGACATTATTGACCTCCTGGCGCTGGAGGAGATTATTCCCGCCTGGAGTCTCAATTATAAAGACGTCCGGATTATATCCGAAGCCCTCCCAGTATGATTTCATGTCTGAATAGAGCTTTCTCATGTGATGGATCCAGAATCCAGGCATGGCAAAATTGACCCTGCCGTCGATGCTGAACATCCATTTTCTCGCGCCGTCGCCGATGCTGTCGCCGATCATAATCGGTCTAAATTCTGCCTTCGCCGCTGCGCCAGAGTTAATATAATCATTAAACCATTTCTTTCTTGTTTCCAGTATCTTTTCATAAGATGGGAAATCGACGAAGGGGCCGACCATGGGCTCAGGATATAATTTTATCATCTCGAGCTCGAGGATCCTGATTGCGTTTCTTTTCGCTTTTTGTTTCGGCGCGATGATGATCGTGAGAAACCATGCTAAAATATATCGAATGAGTCGTTTCATGGTTGGCCCCTCCTGGGTATTTATGCCGCTGCTCCGGCGATGTCAATAATGGCGATGAGCAGGGCGCCGGCCCCGGCTCCAAGACCGAACACAATCCAGAAGGATTTCTGCCTCCAATTCGTCTTGATAAATTCTTTCAGTGACAGTTGTAAAATTTCCGACATGGTGACGCTCCTTTATACAAATTTTTGATTCCTGAGCTTTAAATATTCGACCGGGTCGATCGTCTTTCCGCCAGACCGGCATTCGAAATGCAGATGAAGGGAAACGAAACCCTTCTCGGGCGTCCCGATCTCGTCTCCGGCACCAAATTCAGCCCCGGCGACACATGCATCATATGGCTTGACATGCCAGAAACGGAATTCATCGACGCCGATATCGTTTTCATCATATGGGACGGCATATATGGCATGACCCCAGGTTTTATCGAATATAACTTTTTTAATCGTCATTTTCTCAGGCGCCAGGATCGGCAGCGGATTATATTTGTCATCGACGACCCTGATATCAATCCCAGGGTGAAATTCTTTCATCCCGTTTCGTGGTCTATAACCATAGGGGCTCGTAATTTTTAACGGATTAATTTTTACCAGCATTTAATTCCTCCATCTTTAATTCAATCCTACCGGCGACGCGGAAAAACGCCTCGAGGCACACCATATCGCAACAGTGGCGCCCGCCAGGGCAGAGCTCTCGGCATATCTTGTCTCTGATCAGGCAATGAATATTTATGACGACTTCATTATTTTCATGTAATTCGCTCATTCGCGGCGCTTCCTTTTCGGTGAACATCCGTTTTTTTCACGCTCTGAACATTTCGTCTCGACGACAGTTAATCGGTGTTCGATCCCCTCGGGATTGTCCTCTGATCCCCAGATGGCTGATTTAATCTTTTCTATTGCATCGAAATATTTTATAAATACTCGATAAATAAATTTAACAAAAAGAAAACCGCCGAGGCAGCCAACCACAAGCGAAACAGTAACCTTCTCAAGCATTTTGATTGTGGCCTGGGGAATATCCATTTCATGTCTCTCCTCTGTACGTGCCGCCCGCAGGCTTATTATGATATTTAAATATATTCGCACACCGCGCGTATTATTAAAGTTGAATATGAATTTATGTTACCTATAGATGTAACCGAGGCAATTAGTGTTCTTGTATTGAGATAATATGATGTTTTCGATGCAAGCACTAGATTTTTTTCCTTGTGGATAGTTCCGGCGGCAACACTATATCCATATACTAGGCCGGTTAATTGCTTGTCTGATTCGCTATTGTTTGCTGTTGATAATGTTGTGTATATTGGAAGATTAGTAGTAGTTTTAACCCCTTGCGCGAATACTTCATAATATAATCGCCATGCTCCGATCGGAATTGATATAGAAATACTACCTAAATTATACCATGTATTCTGCGTGGGGCTTGCTTGATCTCTATCACTAGTATCGGTTATTTCAACGGTCCATTTTGTCCTGGACATTGGGAAACCATACGGGGCTCGCACGAAGGAAAAATATGGACTTGTAATCGCTGCATTAGCCAATGTATAATCAGTCCCGCCATAAACAGTAATTGTAGTGTTCCCGCCCGTATAAGCAGATACGCCGGTTATAATAAAATATTTAACCGTTGTTTGTGTAAGTTTTATCTTCATCCCGATTGAATATTTCGTCGTAACATCAGCGGAAACCGTAAAAGTAAATGTTGGCGCGTCTGCGCTGGCATATGTCCATGTTTCTCCCGCATCTATCCAGCCGGCCTGAATATTATCAATATCAGATTCTGCCTGTGTCATTCTGTCAAGCAGACCCCCAGTCGCCTGGACGTCATTTTCAAGAGACGCCGTTCTGTCAAGCAGACCCCCGGTCGCCTGGACGTCATTTTCAAGAGACGCCGTTCTGTCAAGCAGACCCCCAGTCGCCTGGACGTCCTCCTCGAGCGCTGCGATTCGCGGCTCGTTTCCGGCGAGCGCGGTGATATTGTCAACAGAGGCATTCGAGCCGCCTCCTTCATAATCGACGGATACTGATTTCCCATTATCAGCGACATTGAAAACAATATATCCAGATGTATAATCAATGCGGCATTGACCGGCTGAAGGGTCGACCGTTACCTGATTAAATTCAGATCCCCCGGTGACGTTTTCAGTAACAGTTACCGATCCAGTTTTGGGCTTATCCTGAAGCTGAAAGCCATATATCCCCGGCAGTTCTGCCAGCTCGGCGATGGTATGGACCTCGGGGTCCATGGTCCGGTATGAATAAGCCCCGGTAAATGGGTTTCTTCTTAAATTGCTATATTCTGTCATGATGTTCTCCTAGTCGATATACCCGATTGTTATATAGCCGCGATTAAAAGAAGTCGCATTATAAGATGATGAGTCAAAAACCCCGCCTGTTACCCGATTCATCACAACATTATTTTCGTCTATCCAATAAAAGGACTGCAACCCATAATTGGGATTAATGTATCCAAGCGGGAATACACTCGTTGAGGAGTCATCTCGAATAACAATAGAAACACTAACAATTTTACCAATATCGGCAAACCCGTGTGCAACCGATTTTTGCCATAGAGTATCCATATCCCAGTCACCAATCTCGATTATTTTCCAATGTAACACGCCAGATCCGGCGCCTGTTTCATTTATTCCGTCGGCTGTTGTTGCATTATCAGCCTGCGTCGCGGTATCAGCATTCCCCGTAACATCCCCAGTAACATCTCCCGTCAAATTCCCCGTAACATTCCCCGTAACATTCCCCGTCAAATCCCCCGTAATACCTCCAGGAGCAGAAACAGCCCCGGTCAATGTCGACGCCCCGTCGACCGTTAAAGTGCCGTCAACATTCAGGTCGCCGTCGATATCGGCGTCCTCGGTGACATGGAGATTCGCCAGTAAATAGGTCTGAAAAGCGCGATATTGATTCTTGACAATCCATCCCCCGCCCTTATACGAAACGAGAACGGTTTTTCCGTTATCGGCTGAATTAAATTCGATGCGGCCCGTCCCGAAATATGTCGCCGCGTCATAATCGACCCGGTATTGTCCAGATGACGGCGCCTGCGTCCTGGGGACCTCTGCGAATGTCGCCCCGCCGGTTCCTGACTCGACGATCGAAACGGTCGAGGGGTTGTCAAGCTGCGGGGCCTCGTCGAGCTGTATGCCGTATGCATTCCAATCGGCATGATACTCGACGGTATGCTGTTCGTCTGTTATGGATACTTCATTCATCGTCCCTGTAAAAGGATTAAATCGCCAGTTTTCAAACATTTATCGTATCTCCTGGGTGAATTTCATCTCATTCGCCGTCGCGAACAAGCCGGCAAGATAGTTTTCCATTTTCGGAGGCAGTACTCCGAGCTCGATTGATGCCGATTGATCTGTCGGAGAAAATTTATATTTCGCCTTGTTTAATTTCATGGTATAATATTTATGACCCTTGACGACAAGCTCGAGCTTGTCAATCCAGACGGACGTTTCATCTGTCGCCCCCTCTGATATCTGGATCCCGAATGTGTCTATGACATCAAGGTCAAGCGACGAGATGTCCCATTCAAAAAGGAAAAACCTGTCGGCCGCCATGACATCGACATCAATGGTATGCTGATTCCAGGCGCCGAATCCGATTCCGGCAGTCAAAAAAGCGCCGGCCTTGCTCGCCCTGATATAAAACCTGATCTTTTCGATTTTTCCAGCTCCAAATTCTTCCTCATATATGGCGATGTCATTTTGAGCATTCGAATAAACGAGCTTCAGGGATCCGTCTCCATGGACAAAATAAGTATCATCGATAGAAATCGCGAGATCTCCTGATCCTGATTTCGTCCATTCGTCGATATCATCGACATCAGAGTATATATAATCATATCGATCATATGGCATAATAATTCTATAAATACCGCGGGATAAATATTCATCCCCGCCATATACCAGGAATCCGGTAATCGATGCAGAAAAAGCCGGCTCCTTTTTTTCCTCGAGCAGCGATTCTCCGATCATGTCACATTCATCATCTCCAAAATATCCCGGTACCTGATATGTGAGCTCCTTTTTCCCATATTTTTTTATACTTGATTCATCGTTATATATTCCGGCAACAGCCCATCCGACTCCGCCGGATCCGAGGCCCTCCTGGCGCTGGACAATAATCGAGTTTTTGACCTCTGCCAGATTGAGCTTCGGCTTGAATGTATTAACATTATACCCAACGAAAAACGTCCTCTGTGTAGTTGTTTCCCGCGGCTGAAAATATAATTCCATATCACCATCGACGCCCCAGTCATAACCCGCCATGTCAGCGAGAGTCGTCAGAACTTTATCGATCGGATGCTTTGAAAGCTCGATGTCGGTCGCCAGGATAACGCCAGTAACGGTTATAATTTTTGATGCATTATGTTTAATTGGACAATATGGCTCAATCCATGTCTGGCATAAATCAGAAACGACGGATCCGACGTCCATCCCCGCCGAATATGTTGTAAAAGCATTTATGTTCGATAAATAATTCCGCATGCCGACCCCGCTGAATTCATAAACGTCCTGGTCGACTCCATCATCATCTTTATAGGATATTGTCCCTGCATACCAATTATATTCCGTGTCTCCGATTTTTATCTGAGCAATTGAAAACGGCAAAATAGGAAAACCGGGGAGGGCGTTTAATTTAATTGAAAAATCAGAACATCCGTTATCATCAATTGTAAATTCGACAGATTGAATTATAGTTTTTTGGACGTCGCTCCTCATACGGCCGACCAGAGCACCGGCGACCGAATAAATAGAAATCTCGGCAAATCGATAATCGACGCCCGATCCCTCCCTGGGGGCCCATAATTCGGGATATGAATATCGACGACGCCCAAGCGCTCCCCATCCGTTATGAATCCGCATTCTACCGGCAGATACATTCGAATCCTGATGATCGTCAAGATCATATATCCCGTTAAATTGAGATTGATCAAGTTGGAGTTGTCCGATTTGCGACTGCCTGCTCATACGGCATATCTCCGGCGATATGAGACTTCAATATCCACGGCTCCGAATACGGATGAATATTGTAATTGATTTTCTCCTGGAATCAGTTTTATAAATCCGCTCCCATCGGCCAGGGCCGACGACATCTCGAGAGATGACCCCGACAGCTCGAGAGTGATTTCTCCTGTCTGTGAATTAATAACAAATTCAGATCCCGGGACAAAAGAATTGCTCCCCAGGATAAACGCGGCGCCGGTGGTGATATTTCGAATGGTGAAATCAGTATTGATTTCATACGGTGTAATCCTGATAACGGGATAACATTCGATATATGCATCATTATCAATGGTTAAAATATCACCGCTCGCGAGTCCTCCCGTCGGAGAGTTAACGACGTTTTCCGTGTTATCCTCCCAGAATGCGTCGAGCATTTCAAATTTAAGATTATTTTTCCCGATGCGATACTCGAGACCCTCCGTCTGGGCCTCATCGGTTGCGGAATTCAATATAATTTCTGTGCGCCGATCATTATCGGTATCGACCAGATAAAACGGGGAAAGCTCCGGACGGAAGAATCCGATTATCTCGTTTACGGTGTTAAGATATGTCGCGTCATCATCGGCGACCGGCTCATATTGAAGAGTAATATCCCTGGAATCTGCCATCTGGTCGCCAGTGGCGACCCCGCCATCCTTCCCGTATCTTTTTTGGACTCCGGTCCTTCGCTTGTATGCCGAAATTGAAATCTTGAAATTCTTCGACAAGATATATTCGTTTTCTGAATTAACAAGTTTCAGTCTCATGCATAGACCCCCTGACGCTCGAGCCGGCGAGATATGGCGTATGATATCCGGTCAATGAAAGAATCATCGACGGCCTCGCCATTATTGACAATCGCCCCGGGTTGAAAAATGATCTGAAGGCCCTTCGAGGATCCTGTCGCCTCGTCAATGCTGTTGATAAGTTTTTCGGTGCGGGCCTTATCAATGACGCCCTCTCCGCCTTCAAGGTTTGCATATATGCCGCCCGCGGCATGACTGGGCCCGTCCATGACGCCGCCTGTCGCCAGGAAAAGCGCGGCCGGGGCTGCGGGGGGCTGCTGCATGGCCATCTGGGCCACAGAGGCGAACGTCATCGCGAGGACGGCAGCGGCCAAGACGGCGCCGAGGATAATACCGACGATCGGAATCGTGCCCGCGGCCATGGCGAAAGCCTGGGCGGCCCCGGCGACGCCGCTGACGACCGTCTGGGCGATTTTCATCCCCTGGGTACTTTTAAATTCCGACTGCTCGGCTTTCCAATTCATAAGAATCTGAGCTTTTTTTAATAGCTTTTCGTCTCTCTGTTTTTTCTCCTCCAGGGCCTTGAGCTTCGCGTTTTTTAATTCCTCGGCTTTTTCCAGATCATTATTTTTCTGCTCGGTGATCGCCTTGATCGTTTCTTTTGACAGTTCCTCGTTCGCCTTGAGTGTCGCCTTCGTCGCCGCGTCCTCGGTCTTGACTTTCGCGGCGTAATCCTTCGCCATCTGATTCATTTTCTGATCATGGAGCGCCTGCTGATTCTCCATATAGAGCTTGAAATCCTGGTCCATTATTTCCTCTGTAATGGCCCGCTGCTCCTTATCAATGGCTTTTTGCAATAGGAATTCTTTTTCGAGCTCATAATTCGCGGCGTCGATTTCCATCTTTTCAAGAAACTGTTGTTCGGCGAGCTCCTTCGCTGCCTGATACTCAGCATCCATCATTAAAAGCCGTTCATTCGCGGCAAAACTGATAATGTCATTTTTACGCTTTTCGGCATTCTCCAGAGCGGCGATCTGCTGATCATATTTCTCGGACAACCTGGCAATTTTTTCATCCTCGGCGGCTTCGGTACTCGCGATCATTTCTTCCATCATCTGAGAATAACGGCCGGTCATAATTTCAAAATTTCTGTTATTCCTGGCGATGCCTTCCTGTATGGGAGCTGATATCATGTCGGCGACCTGGCCGAGCATCCCGCCGAGCTGCTGGATGGTACCGCCGATCAGGCCGACATATTTTTTCATGGACTTTATCCAGGCCGGCTCCTCATCGGTCCCGCCGATTCTGTTTAAATCGTTTTCAAAATCTTTTAATGATTTCTTTGCAGCCTTTGCATCGACCGTAACAACAATATTTGAAAACGATTGCTTTATCCTGTCGCCCATCCCGACAAAATCATCCCTTAATTTCTGGGCAGCATCGCTGATTTTACTGAGGGCGGCCTTTGCCGCGTCGAAATCCTGGTTGACGATTGCCTCATAAAAAGCGACGCCGAGCTGTTCTATGGCCGTCCCGACTAATTCGATGGTATTATTGAGAGTCTGGAAAACGCCGATAACTATTATTATTGCTGCTCCGATTCCGGCGAAAACTGCCTTCGCAATGGTACCGAGGACGCTAATTTTACCCGTCATGTCGTCAGTTATCCCGAGCCAGGATAAAAAATCGCTTGAGATATTACCGAATGCGTCTGATATGGCGTCTCCTGCGGCCGACAACAGATCGGCGATCGGTTGTACTGCCTCGCCCAGGTCATCAATTGCATCCTTGATGCTCTGTAGGGCGGGATCGACTGCCGTTTTAACCTGATCCCAGTATGTAATCGCCCCGACGGCAATCGCCGCGAATGCTGCTATTGCCGCGGCAATGGCGACGACGACAAGATTTAATCCGCCCGTCATAGTTGTTATGGCGGCACCAACAGCCGGCGCGATCGCGATAATCGCCGAGACCCCGAGTATAAGCGCGGCAATTCCGGCGACGACAGCGCCGATGGTGACAATCGTGCTTTTCGTCGAATCGTCGAGCGATTTCCACCACCCGGTTACTCCCTGGACCGCTTTCGCCAGGGTGTCCATGATACCCGATGTGTTGACAAGCTCGATAATGCCGTCGGTCAATGTCATCACTAAACCCTTGACCGATCCCGTTACCCGCTGAATATTATCATTGAATAATTCAGACGCCAGGGCCGCCTTCGTATCGAACGTCAATCCCATTCTTTCGGCCTCGGCCGTCAGTTTTTGGAGCTCGGCAGACCCGCCATTCAACATATTAATCATCCCGGCAGCCTTCCCGCCGAAAATGGCGACGGTCGCCGCGGATTTTTGAGCCGGGGCGTCTATCCCCTTGATCGCGTCTGCGACATCATATAAAAGCTGACTCTGGGTTTTCATCTGACCGGATGCGTCGGTCAGGGAAACGCCGAGACTGGCCATGGTTTTTTTCGCTTCGTCAGACGGCGAATTTAATTTTCTGAGGCCCTTCGCGAGCTGATCCATGGAAACGCCCGACAGATCGGCCGCATGGCGGAGAGCCGAGAAATCCTCTACAGACGATCCGGCCGCTCTCGATGCTTTTAAAACCTCGTCGCGGTAATTGGCCGTAAATTTAGCGGCAGTAACAACGGCCGCCGATATTGCCGTCATCCCGGCGGTTATTTTTAAAACTGATTTATGAGATTCGTCGAGCTTCCCGACGAATTCCTTCGAATCAAGTTTTAATTTTGCCAATATTTCTTTTGTTGTTGTTGCCATTCGTCCGAGTGACCTTCCCCTGTTTTTTGAGACGCTCCCTCGATCTCTCGATTTCTTCTTCGTCTATCTTAAATGGGTTATCCCCTAATAATAAAAGCTGCTCGTTTTTAAGTCGTGTAAATTCATTAACTAATTCTTGACTTTTCCGATTTGGGCTCATGACGACATTGATTAACATTAATTTTTTATCAATATCAAGGGCACGAGACGCCGAGATCCAGTCATTAAATTCTGACTGCTCAAGCTCCGGAATGACCTCATACGGCAAGCCATACGACATGAGCTTGAGCAGTTCAAATTTTACCTCCCGGGACTTTTTTTTTCAGCCTCCGCTTTATTCTGTCTGAGCTCCTGCAATTTTTCAGAAATGGCGGTAATATGCTCGACCTCGAGATCATCAAAACATCCAGGTTTAAAATCCTCGACAATAAGGGATATCATCTGATTATAATAATCCCTTGTATCGATTTTCCCGAGCAGTCTATTGCGATCGAGCTCTTTCGCCAATTCCTCAAGAGCGGGGACATCTTTCAACGGAAACCGTTTCAGAGTAAGAATGATTTTCGTCCCGTCTGGCTTCTCGATTTCAAGCGTCCTCTTCGGTACCTGTTCGAGTTTTAATATCATCAGGCAACCTCGCGAGATGCGAAATATGTCGATTTCCCTTCGTCGTCGACATGAGCGTCATCCTTGTAACATTCGAACATAACGCCATAATATCTCTGAGTCGCGGCGTCGAAAACGAGCTCGGTCGATTCGGTCATCGGCGCGGCTTTCCAGAAGTCGATGATGTCGAGTGGGTCGTCAGATTCTTCGCCGTCGCGTATGGCTTTAAACGTGAGCTGTTTCACGATATCGCTGTCGCGTTGCGCCATGACGTCTGATCCCCAGATCCTCGTCGGATTTCCGGCGGTATCTTTTTCGACATGGAATCCCTGAACGATTGCCTCAAGCCGCTCGACGGTCGCCCGCGACAGACCGCACGATATTTGATAGACCTGGGCGCTGACCGCCCGGTCGGCCGGCCTGTCTCCAGCCTGACTTTCCTTCAGTTCGATTTTTTTAACCGACATGGTGATCTTGATCTGATCAGTCCCGCCAAGATCAATATTTTCTCCGCCGGTCGCGCTGTCCCAGTATAATTTACCAGGACCGAAAGCGAAATTCTGGCTCCCAAAAGCTGATTGAGTGTTAGGCATTTTCTTTCCTCCGTTTTTTTACGGTAATTTTCCGTTTTAATTTTTGTGCTCTATAAAACTTAAAAAATCCTTTTCATAATCTATATCAATCGGATCAGGAATATCCATCCAGGTCGTATAATCATTAAATAATAATTTATTTAACCGCGGGAGCTCGCCGACTTTATAAATGGCGATATGATGCCTGATCTCATAACATGGTGGGTAATCCTGACGCCGATATAAATTATGATTAATAACCGACTGCCCGCTTTCATATATACACATATATGGGGATGTTTTCGCCGGAGTCCGACAGACGAGACTCGGGGCTCCTGACGAATGAAACATCTCGAGGGCCCTATTCATTTCTGATATGGTCCTCCCCGGGCTCGTTAAATATAATAATACGATAACATCATCAGGGAGCATATCTTTAAATTTGACGACATTCTGAAGGACGGAAATCATGTCGGCATTATCTCCGGATATTTCGTCGGGCCTCCTGATGGCGGTAAATCCGTAATTTTCGGCAGCGTATAAAATCTCGTCATCATCAGACGACACAAGAACGGCCCGACCAAAAACACGGACCAGCTCCGCCGTATATTTAAATAATATGCGATTTTTCCCTGGGAAGCCTTTCGACCCTTTTCTCGCGGGTATTACATAATAAATCATTTCACGGCCTCAACATAAAGAGATAATTTCGGGAGGGCCCAGTCAAAATATTTTTGATCCCTCATTAATTTTGATGCACTATAAAAAGGACATGACTGATAAACATTTTTAAAACCGGCGGCCCGGAGATACTGCGAAACCTTATCAACCGACCACCATGAAACATGCATCCAGGGATTAGCGGCCCTGATCTTATCGTCCATGACGTCGGTTATATGGTCGAGCGCTTCACCCATCGGAAGCGCTTTCAGGTCCTCGAGATCGGCGTCGGTTACTTTTGAGACTGGTACATTGATATGTACACACCGAGCCGGAGCCAGAAAATATATAAATTTCTGGCCGATGGTCGCGTCCTTGAGCGCCTTCGTCCTCGAATATTTTTTTTCGAATGCCGGAGAATTAAAAACACCGGCGATATCATATATCTTGAAAAATTCATTATCGCCGTTGATCAGAGCGGACCATCCTGCGCGAGCATCCGGACATGTAACCCGGAATATACCACCGCGAGATAATACGCGGTATGTTTCGCGGAACATTTTTTCAACATCCGGTTCGGGCAAATGCTCGATAACATGGCTTGTATAGGCACATTCGACAGCCCCGTCTTTATACGGGAATCGATAATCGCTCATCAGATCAATATCGACATCAATTCGATTTTTGCAATAATGCCCGCTCCGATGATCGATATTCGTCCATCCGGCAAGATTAAATTTTCCCGCTCCGATGTTAATTTTAATGGTCATTCTGCCTCTCAAAAAAATCAATGTCATCGATAGCCCTGTCGTCGACATATATATCAGCGACCGGCTTTCCCATCATTAAAGTGTGATATTTAACGCCCCATCCCTTGAGTTGATTTATGGTTATATGTAAATGATTCCAGTGACGGCCCGTAAATAAAATAATAGTATGCCCCTCAGAATAAAGACCATTGACTCTTTTTATCCTGTCGTTAAACGGGATCGGCGGCCGATCATATGGCGGCGCCGTCTGGCTGCATAATGTACCATCAATGTCTATACAGTAGACCACGTTTTTTTCCTCGCCGCCATTTCGCATGCCGGAACATCTGCCGGCTTTTTAAATTTGATCCTGTTATATTTTATGCGATTTTCCATATACCAGGAAATCAGTCGCTCATATTCATCAGGCAATAATGATATTTTATTGTCGGTCCCCTTCCAGTCTCTGTCGACGGTGCAATGGTATTCAATAAATTTTGCTCCGTTTAATATTGCAGCCTGGGCATAATATATGTCTGGCGTATGGCATGAAAATCCAGGGAGCCGCTCAATATAAATGTTTCCGGTCCCGCTGTAATCTGATGTACATGAATAAATTATAATATTATTGCTTTTCAGCCTGAGCGCCTGGCGCTCGGCCCTGCTCGTCATTCCAGTCGAGACATGGAGCATCTGTTTATAATTCTCGAGGCAATAATTAATCAGGGAAAAATTGTTACATCTGCCCGATGCAATTTTTAAATAATACGGCTTGAGGGGAATAATCTGTTTTGCACTCGGGATATCATGAACAGAGCAGGCCCATTCTTTACCGAGCGACCTGACATAGTCGCGGATCATTTCATGGTCATCGAGTGAAAGCTCAAGATGTTCGCGATGTTTTCCATATATCGGATCAAAATAATTGCCATTATCGGGAGATTTTGAATTATATCTCTCTTTCGAGAGATATGTTTTCGGGTGCATTTTCTGGAATTTGAAAACATCGCAAAAAGAAAAAGCGTCAATTATTTCAACGGCTTTATCGACATCGCCCATATGATTATAACCGACTTCACAAATAAATTGAACGCTCATCATTTCTCCTCCAGGGCCTGATCAATAGAAATTTTTTGAAACGCCGCAATTCCAGAATCAACACAACAATTGAAAATATTTTTATAGTTCCTGAATGCGTCATAACATCTTGACATCTTTTTATATTGCTCCTCTTTCCCGTCCATGGTATGCCACCATTCTTTCGAATAAAAATGCCCCATGCCGTCGCGGAATTTCGCGTCGAATCCGAGTAGAAAAATTCGCTTTGCATTCGCGATAATTGATAGATTAATCGCGACGAGCCCGCTCTGGGCCCTCCCATATAATGACGCCGGATTCACTGACGGCCGCTGTGACATCTGGACTATCGTGCAATTTCCCTGATTTTTCATCCCTGACGACGGTCCGGCGACGATCTTAAACGGCATTAAATAGAGATCATGGCCCATGTCGGCCGCTTCCTTTTTAAATTTACCGTCAAGAAAAACAAGAATTTCGGGTTTACAATAACGATATGAATGATTGATCGCAATAACCCGCCGACCCTCAAGGCGAGTAAAATCAAAACCAAAAAGAGACGGACCGCCGCCGACGATATAAACATCGTGCCCGGTGAAATAATTTTTAATCCACGATGCACGATCGGGATTATATTTTTCTTTCTGCTGCATTATCATCCGGCGACCTTCATGATTTTATCTAAAATAAAATCATGTGTATTAAAATAATTTTGATTATACATCCTGAGCATATACTGGGCATTACTTTTTAAATCATGGCCCCTCCCCTGGCCGACCCCCTTCCTGATGTTTTCTTTTTGTGTCGCCTCTGAAATATACCCCGGCGGGTATGCTCCATAATTGTCATTTGCCGACAAAAAGAAATCAATCCCGGTTATAAAAAATTCAGAAGGTAAGCAAGAAATTATATCATGTAAAATAATGCTCCCCATGAGAGCGTCAGATTTTATTGCCCTCTGAATATAACCAGCGAGATGATTTATCCGTCGGATCCTGATTATGTTTTTCGCCGCCCTGATATCAACCGGCTTTACAATTTTTGCACATAACCATTTAAAACCGAGCTCATGATAAATGTCATACGGAAGCGGACGATGGCGATGATAATAATGCGTATTTGAATAAAGCACTGAACATTTTTTCCCATAATCAGCGATCAAATCAGGATTCTCTTTTAATAATACCGGAAAATGATTCGTTCTGATAACAATATCAAATGAGTCAATAAATTCGCCAAGTCCGCGATTCTTCAGGATGGACCCTGGCCCGACAAAAATGACTCGGCGATCTTTTATAAAATCAATATAGTCATTTTCTTCGGTCTGTTTTTTAATCATGGTTATCATAACAGGCTGTCTTTATACTCTGCATTGAATTCCATCGTCGCGACGCCGATAATGTCGTCGGTTTTCGTATCAACCATGTAACGGGTATTTATTAAATGCATCCGATATACCGTCTGATCGAGCGTCTGCCATGGGCTGAAAAATATTTCCTCGACTGTCGACGTCAGATCATCGAGCTCGCTGTCAATGTCGCGCTGCCCTGAATCATCTCCCGCCTCCGATGCATCATATCCTTTGCAATAAATCATTATGGCGACTTTCGCAGACCTGTTGTAATGCTCTCCCGATGCCGCGATCTCTGATGAATCTTCAGGACAGTAAACACTCGCAGCCGGGAAATCAGATTTATTAATCGGTAAATAACGGGATTTATACACATTCCCGCTGAAAGCCGACGACCCCTGGAGCATCTCAACGACTTTTGATTTTATCTCTGCCCGTTTATGCATTCTTGAGCTCCAGAATTATTATTCCAGCCCCGTCATTCTGGACTGTTTTTATCCGGTGCCGTTTACCGCGGGCGATGACGATCCAGCCTTCTTCGATTTCTGTTATCGCCTCAAGAATTTCTACAGAATATATAGACACGCGGGGATTATTTGACATGACGACGGCTCCCGTTTCTGGGTCGACCTGTTCGTATATCTGATCATAAATCCCGCTTGTAGTAATAGAAACCGAGGGGGTTTCCAGAATGATTGATTCTGAAAATTCCCCCTCGATCATCTGCTTCAGTTCGTCATTGAAAGACATGGCGATCCTATGCGAGAACCGTAGCCACGGTAAAAGCGTCTACTTGAACCGGGACGAGGAGAGGAGCCGAATGGAGCTGCAGCCAGCGGACGCTCGGATCATTCTCGACCCACGTTTTCGGGAAACGGGCGACAGCGGCCAGACCGGCCTCGACGTCCCTGATGGCGCCATAGACACGCTCGCAGCGTGCAAAGGTGGAACCGACCAGGACTTTCTTTTCGGGGACGATTGCTCCCTCGGTACCAGTTGCGGGGTCAATGTACCATTCATCATAAGAATAAATGTCCATGCCCTCGATGCGGCCGACATAGGTGACGCCGAGCTCCTGGGCTTCCATGACCAAGCTCCCGATATCAAATTTTCTGTTATCAAGTGCTGATTTTACCTCGGAATTTTCGAGGAAAATATCAACAGCATCAGATCCCATGATGACGATATTCGAAGCGACTCCGGAATCCTTGAGATTCAGCCGGCGCCAGGTCCGGAGATCCTCGAGGGGATTAGCTCCGGTCGCATCCCAGGCAGTTTGACCCGTCGCGGTCAAGTCGACGGTGTGAGATGCTTCACGCGGGAAAGCGATATCATCAACAACATTATTTCCGTCGATGTCCTTGACGGTGATCGTCGCATCAAAAAGCGCCTGTTGTGCCTGGAGCTCCTCAGCCCTCGAGATGATGGCGTCAAGCTCTGCGAGGTCCTTCCCGAGTTGAATCGACGCCCGCTGCTCATTGCTTATATTATTGGCATAAAGAATCTCGCCTGGGAGACGCTTCAGCAGGTCCTCTGCGGTCGTCGGCATTTTCGGCTTCACATAGGGCGGCTTATAGGTATAAGTCGTATATCCGATGCGATCGACGGTCTGGCCGACTGCCCGCGGATTTACATAGACGGCGACACGCCGCTTCCCTTTATATACATCGATGTCGACGGATTCCGACGGACATTCGACCTGTTTTGAAAAGAATTTTTTAACGAGAAACGTGTTCGGGGTCCTCATTTCCTCGAGGGCCTCGAGCATCGTCCTTGTATTGAATATGGATATCATGGTTACGCCTCCTGTGTGGTTACGATGATAATACCCAGATCGCGCAGGGTATCCTTGAAATCGTCGATCGTGTCGCCGGTCGCGAGGCCGATCGCTTCCCCGTTAAAGGTGCCGGTCTTGTAAACGTCAACCACGAGATCGCCGGTCGATGCGTCAGAGTCCTCCATCAGTATCGCATAGGGCGTCTGGCTTCCGTCAGTCGCCGAAGAATCGCATTGTTTGAGCTTGCCCTGGTCCGCCCCCGAAGAGGTGATTTTTCCCAGGAGCGCCCCGCGCTCGAGGTCCTGGCCGGAGACAAGCGTCTCCCGGTCGGTACTGATCGGGAAAGATCCGGCGATCAAATTGTCATAGCTATTGGTTTCAAGTGTTGCCATGTTATTTTATCCTCCGCATTGATTTTATGCCGGCCCTGATTCCTGACACGATATCCTCGCCGGTCTTGACGTCAGTGCTGACCGCTGGGACCTGTTTCGCGTCATCCTTCCGATCGGCCAGCGCCTTTTTCTTCCGCTCGGCCTGAATCGCAAAAATAGCTTTCGCGACGTCGCCGGCGCTCATCGGTTTATCACCGTATTTCGCAGCCTTAAAAAGAGCTTTCGCCTCATCGGAATCGTCGTCGGTGTTTTCCTCCGTTTCGTCTATTTCCTGTTGACGTTTTTTCTCTTCTTCAGTGGCCGCATTTCTGATGGCATCAACCAGCTCGGGCTTGTTAGCTTTCAGCCAGTCGAGGGTTATGTCATCGGCAGTCAGATTTTTTTCATTGTCTGCCATTGCTTCGCCTCCATTATTATTTTTAGGGGCCGCGGCCCCTGATATTTCCAGCTCATCATTATTCAGAGCTTTTATTTCGTGTTGAATAAGCGCGGCGACCTTTAATATATCGGCTTTCGCGTTTTCTGATTTTCTGATCTTGTCTTGCATGGCGGCGAATCGCAGCCTGGACGCGGCGATCGCTTCGTCGCGATTTACTTTCTGATCATCAGTAGCCGCGATTATCTCGTCGACGAATCCGGCTGCCTTGATCTCCTCGCCGAAAAGCCATGTTTCGGAATCCATCATGGCTTGAATCTCGTCGGACGTTTTCCCGATCTTTTCTGCATAGGCTTTATTGATAATACTCCCGAAACCGCGGAGGATGTTCGACATCTTTTCCATCTCGCGATAATCGCCGATGGCGAGATTCCATGGATTATGTATCATGAAGGTCGCATTATCCTCGGCGACGACCATATCGGCCGCCGGATTGACAGCGATATATGATGCAATCGATGACGCCTCGCCCTTCAGGGTGATCGTTATCTGAGCCCCTGGGAATGAGCGCTTGTAATCGCGGATCATATTATATATTTCGAATCCGTCGGGCATGGACCCCCCGGGGGAGTTGATCTGGATATCGATATCAGACCCATTCGCCGCGGCGAGCTGATCCCTGACGTCCGCCGGCATGGTGCCGAAAAATCCTATTTCGCCAGATATGATAATTTTCTTTTCAGACATTCGATGCCTCCAGTTGTTTCGTCGCTCCGCCGGCCGCATCCTGCGCGCCGTCATCATCGCCGATATCAGAAGAGTCGGGCAATGGGGCGGCCTGATTCGCCTCTGCCTCGGATATTGTTTTCATAAACGGGGCGATCAGGGCAGCCTCGCGCTTCAGGCGCTTCGCGTTTCTTGTAAAGTCTCCGCCATTCATGGCGGCCGTCTCCTGGGTAAATGTTGAAAATCCTCTCTGGACACGCTCCCAGGCTGCCTCGACCTCTTTTTTCTCGTCGATCTGGCCCATGGATGACCCGAGCCATTCTGCGCGACAATATGCCTGCATCATGTCGTCAGACGCGAAAAATGACGGCGCCGGGATCCTCCCCTCTAGAATTTCTATCGTTAGCCATTCCTGATAAATTGCCTGATTAAAATCGCGGTTAAATTTTGCCCGCTCAGTCAGAAAAAATCGCCATGCCTCAATTCGCGAAGCCCTCGAGGCCGAATAGCTCGCCAAAAATTTTTTAGATAATATTTCATACGGGATCCCCGTCGCCATGCCGACCCATACTAAATGAGCCATCATGAATGATTCGAATTCGCTTTTCGGCTGCGACGGATTCGCGAAAGTGATATCCTCTTCGGGCTTGAGTTTGAGAACAGCCCCAGGGGCCAAGGTGTAATCATAATCATCATCATCGAGAGTCGAGGATGATGTCGGAGAATTCGCCCCACCTGGAATAAGAGGATCAATGGCATGCGGATTATTTGACTTGATAAAAGCAGTAAAAAGAGACTGGACGACCATCGCGGCCAGGACGGCCTTCGATCCCCTGTCGGCCTGCTTGATATTTTCCACGACCGAGGACAGCATCGGGACGCCGCGGGACTGCCCGGGGCGCTCCTGTTTGAATAAATGGATGACATTCGGCCGGCCTGTTTTCTCGCCATAAGCGGGGACTCGCGTCCATGACATCGTATCGGTGCGGATATTATACGCCAGCGGGGCCCCGTATTCATCGACCTCGATTCCATCGCGGCAAAATCTATTAGTAAATTGTCCCGGGCTATTCTGGACGAGATCGGCCTCAATGAGCTGTACACATAATTGATTTTTACCGTTTCTCTCGAGAATCGGGAGGAGGACGAATATCTCGCCCGAATGGCAATAAGACAGAAAAGCGAGACTCTGGAGATCATAAAACGTCGCGCTTCTGGCGGCGTCTGAATTTTTAGAGCTGGACCAATTATGGAATTTGCGCTCGACGTTATCCTCCCAGACCTCGGCAAAATCGTCTGTCATCCCGAGGAATGCACGATCGGGGGCGGCTTGCAGTTTAATCCCTCCGCCGACGACGTTCGTGACCATCGTCCCGATGACACCGCGGCCTATTGAATTATTACGGTAAAGATCCCGGGATCGCTCGCGGAGAGTCGCGAGATCGCCGAGAATCTCGGCGTCGGCGACTCCCTGGCTGTATTGCCAATTTTTAAAAACGCGGCCTATGCCCGCGGCCTCATAAGCCCCGCCTCCGCCATAAAAAAAATTGATTAACGAGACGGGGTTCATCCCCTGCCGGCGATGTCTGACGGTCGGCGCCGTCTGGCCCTGGGGCTGTCCCTGGGTCGCCGAGCTAATTGAATGATTTTTATTCCGTTTCTTTTTGCTCATGTTAATTATGTGTCGTTATGAATTTAACCGGGATCCCGCGGGTCCCGGCTGTAATTTTGGCGATTCGTTCCTCACAGTTTTCCATTTCTTTCCTGAGATCATCAAGATTCTGCCGAGAAAATTTACGGGAATTCCCGCCCGTCGTGATGGTATATTCCTTTCCTGATATGGCGGCAGTATATGCCGCCTTGAGTGCTGTTAAAAATGCTTGTTCTTCCGATAGGGATGCCATGGCGACATAATACATATCGAGATGACAAAAAATCAATTATAATTTGCTCGCTATGCAAAAAATAATAACATGTTAAATTTGAATACCCCGGGACAAAACATGGCTCTTTTTCTGTGATGGCTTTGCGGCTACCTTCGGCGCGATGGGGATCGCCCTCATTTCATTCTCGAGGGCCCGCCAGGAGTCCTCGGTATAACGATCAATTTGACAGGCGATCGATGCAGCCCGGGCATAATTTCGAGCATCCAGCGGCTCGTTTCGATCTCTGATCTTTTTCCATTCGAAACGCCGGCCGATGACAACCATCTCCTCGGCCGTGAGCCCTCTGAAATATTCCTCGTCATATTCGGGGAAATGGCAGAAGCCGTCGGGATATGAACCATCCGGATTACGGTCAAGCCGAAGCAATCCATAAAGCTCTGTCTTTAAAATGGAAACGCCAACCGGCCAATATTTCATACCCCGCTCATATTTTTTCCCGTCAATCTGAATATCGACCAGGCGGGGCATCCCGAGGACGGCATTTAAGGAATGCTGGCCCTTGATTGCCATGACCCGATTCGGCGGATACTTTCTGACCCAGTTGTAAACGTCTTGGGTATTATATCCGGAGTCGATCGCGAGCATCCTGACCATGGCCGATCCGCCGAGCTCATGGGGGAATCGCTCGTTTAATAATTCGTCAAGCCGCCGGAAGGGCTCTCCGCCGGAAACGTCTCCCGATATAATTCTATAATCAATCGACCAGGACTGGCGCCCGCGTCCGAAAGCGACGATCTCGACCTCGATCCGGTCCTTCTGGACATCGGCGCCGGCGACCAGGAGCAGGCCCCCTGCCGGGATCCTCCCGATTTCATACCGCTCGCGCTTCATAAACAGGCGCTCCCATTCCGGGGCGTCTCCCTTTTCCTCAAATATTTCGCCCAGGGCTGTATTGATCCAGACCTTGAGTTGTTCGACATCTTTTTTCGCATCGAGAAAATTCTCGACCGTTTCTTTCAATTTGACCCAGGGAGAATATATTTCATTCAGAGAAAAACCAGCCTTCCCGCGGAATGGCATCGTCGCCCGCCATTCCCCCCGTCTGACCATCCAGATAATATCGGCATCTTTCAGGTGCGCGGAACAATGAGCACATTCATAATATGCCGAATCGGGATAATGCCTCCCGGTCTTTTTGTCGGTTTCCCATTTTACGAATTGCCTCCCGGTGGTTTTATCTCTCCACTGGAGCCGCTGATATTCCCCGCATTTCGGACATGGGACAAAATAATATCGCTGATCGGTTTCCTGGAATGCCCTTAATATTCTTGAATTCTGATTCGTCGGCGTAGAAAATAAAATCCGTTTTCTATTCCAGAAGGCCGTCGTCCTCTTGAATAACAGAGAGACGGGGTCCCCTTCGGATCCGGCAGACGGCGGGAATCGGTCGACCTCATCCCCGACCACGACCCGCTTCGGCCTGCCGGCGAGCGTCGCCGGGGAATTCGCCCCGGAAATTGTCAGGTTGCCGCCGGGAAAAACCTTATGGAGAATCGTGTTTTCACTGTCCCGGGACCTGGCGTCCTTGACCTTCCCATGGAGCGCCGGCGTATCTCGAATCATGGGGGCGAGCCGGTCTTTCGACCATGCCTGGGCCATCTCAAGCGTCGGCTGTACAACCATCAACGGGGAGGGATCCTGGTCGATAAAATACCCGATAACATTTCCTAGGATCTCTGTCTTTCCGATCTGGGCCGAGCTCATGACGACGATATCCTCAACCGCGGGATCATTCACGGCGTCCATGATGCCGCGCTGATATTCAGCCCGCTCGGTCATCCACTGGCCGGGCTCGGCTGAGGACTCCCGCGACAATACCCTGTTATGATCGGCCCATTCAGAAACCCGGAGGAGGGGAGGGGGCGCCGCTGTCGACGTCGCCTGTTTAATGGCATCTGATATTTTAATGAGATCGTCGGTCACTATTTTCGACGCTTCCTGTTTCGTTTCTGTTTCTCTGTCTGAATCCCGAGAGCGACATCGACGAGATCAGGACTCGACAGCTCGCGGAGTACCTCATTCGTCAGGCGCTGCAAGATATCCTGGGCCTCGCCGGCTGACTTTGTCCCGACCAGAAGGGGAGCGGCTTTCGTCGGCATCGCCAGGATGCGGGACCGCATCGCCTGGATGATTTTCGACCATGCCTCGGTCGCCGTCTCTGCCGGGATGTGCTCGCCCTTTGTGATGGCGATTTCCATTTCGACCTTATCGGCCCTGAGCTTATCAAGTCGGGACTTCTCCTCGACTGCCGATTTTGTTTTACCCTTGAGGTTTTCAATGTAGGCATTTACGCACTGGACAGAATCGAATGTTTTCTTTCCGTCAATGCGTTTAAAAATTCCATCATTCGCGAGCTGATGGATCCTGTTCGAGCTGAGACCCAGATGGACCGCGAGGTCCGTGACTTTCCATTCCATAAAACGCCTGTTATTTAATTAATTTATATTTTATAATCATATATGCAAAATTGATAATTTTGTCCTGTGTCTAAAAAAATCCCGAGCTCGCGGTACTCGCAGCGAGCCCCAACCGCCCGGGAGGACCCGTGATTTTTTATTAAAAACTGCATAATTTTTTCAAAAAATTTTTTTTGACGAAGGTATCGGGCATATACCCTGTGAAAAATTTTTTATTTTCCCGGCTGGCGACATCATTGATCATTTAGACCATGCCTCGAGGAGCGCCGCATTATATTCCTGATCGATATACTTATCATATGCAGCCTCGACCTCATACCAAAACCATTTACGCTCGGGGATCTTAATATCCTCTGTCTGATATTTATATAACAGGTGGACGGGAAAGCGCGATAATCCGTCTCTCATCCATAGGCCAGTAATCCCCCGTATGGTTGAATAAAACGGGGTGACGGGCTCTGCTTGACCAATTTTCCTGTTGCCCTTCAATAAGTTTTTAGGGCGGGCATATTGAGGGATAAGTTCTTTTTTTGATATCCCCAGGGCGGCGCGGATCCCGACAGGAATCCAGAATCCTCGAGATGTAGACCGCTGTCCGCCTGATTCATGGACGGGCATATACCAGTCTTTAGAGTAGACCTCGGCCTCCTGTTTTTCCCGGGTGGCGGGGGTGATCCTGATTCCCTCTACGGTCCATTTATTACGGATATTAAATACTTCAGGGAGATTATCCTGGACGGCTCTCTGGGCGTGTTTCGCGGTACGGGTTAAAGCGACGACGCCGGCGAATACCATGGAGTCGGTCGCCTGGTAGAGCTTTTCACCGAGGCGTGATATGTCAACGGTTTCTGATAATGCCATGATGTCCTCTGTTTAAGTATATGCAAATAATATTAACATTGTCAATTAAAATTAACATGTGTGTCAACTAAAAATTAAATCTATATGAAAAACGAAGAAAAACATAGATATTGATATGATATTTTAATATATATTAATTCGTAACGCTTGTTACATCGCCGTTACACCTATATTACAGGATAATCGGCTGTAATCGGCTGTAATCGGCTGTAATCGCCAAAATCATATTTTAGGAAAAAACACCCCCCCCTTATATATATAGAGATGGTATGGTGTGTTGATAATTAGTATTTCGATTTTTTTATATATATATATCCCCCCCGTTTTGTAACACTATTTTATTTTATATATATAATATATATACATAATATAATATTTATATATATAAAGAGAGTATAAGTAAACATTTAAAATACAGTGTACATAAAAAACATGTACAAAAGTTAAAAAGTATCGTCATATTTTTTGTAACAACCATGTAACAGGCTGTAATTTTTGTAACGCTTTTTTACTTGCTTAATAAAGAATGTTTTTATATATTTACCCCATGAGCCGCGATTTAATAAAGCTCGAGCCGTCGGCGCTGGAGCGTTTTAAAAATTTATCATCGGATCAGTGGTGGGCGACATTCGGGCGTCAGGGGTCCTATTATGACACGATCGATCATGATAAATATGCCCAGACGATATATAATCTTGCTCGATTAATCTGATTTTCTTTTCCTCGGAAAGCCCGTCAATTTTTCGGGCGAGCTCGAGGGCATCAACAGACAGTTTATATTTTCTGGATCAACAAAAATGCAAAAAATATTTTACTTTTTTTGTTAAAAAAGTTGTTGACAATGCAAAATAGCAATGATAATTTACATAATATAATAAATAATCAACGAGGTATTTAATGCATACATACGAAATAACCGCCAGCGAGGCGGCGCAAAATATCAAAAACACATTAATCAATCGGATTAAAAAAGAAAAGGATCAAGATAAAAGATCTGACATCGAGTCGCTGCTCAGACATTTATGACATGATGTCCCGATTTACATCGGACGCAATAAAAATTAACAGGAGAAAACATGATGAAGCCAATAAAGGAAGCGCGGAGAAGATTCCAGATAGTTTTGCCAACCATGAAAGAAGAAGTTTATTTGAGATACAGGGCCATGTCAAAACAGATGCAGGAGCGCGGGATTGATATCGGGAAAACGGTCCCCGATTATTTAATCGACGCCCTGGAGGCAGAAGAAAAAAACGGATTCGAGGGCCTCAAGCGGTATATCGGATGATTTGTACGAGATGCAACAGGACAATCGAGCACCTGGGGGAGTGGTCAGGTAATGGCCATGAATGCCGATTATGTTTTAACGCCAGGGTGGGGGCGACAAATAAGCTCAGGAGGAAAAGGCTGTTCGACGGAATTCCGAAGCTCATATCGCGAAACGGTGTGCTTCGGGTATATATGAACGGCGAGAGGATCGCATGAGCCAGATGAAAAAATTTATTATTGTCTGTAATGAGGGCTCCCTGGGGGGCTCGGGGAAAATACAGAAAAATATCAGGCTCGTCGAGTGGGCCATATCACAAGAGGACGCGATCGATCAATTTAATAATTGTCGGACTAACAGGATTTACGGTCGGACGGTAAAATCAGTCGAGGAGGCGCGATCATGAATACCTATGAAATTACAGGAAAAAAGCCGGAGCAAGGGGTCGAGTCTTTTTCATGGGACACGATAACAGAACAGATCAGGGCGTATAATTTTATTGAGGCTGACAAGCAATTTAAAAAAATGCATCCCGATTATACCATGGTAAACGCTCCCAGACTGCTGTCTTTCTCCAGGAGGGCACTGATATGATGAACAAAATAATAAAACAAATTATTAAAACCAAAAAATCAATTACTCATGAAAAAATAATCATCGCGACCAGGCTGATTAATACTGCCGTTTTAATAATTATCATGATTATTGCGGCTGTTTTATTGTCAATCGTAAAGGAACAATTGTCAAAAATTGGATCCTCGGCCGCATCAATAAGCTCGGAGATGTTCGATATGAATTCCGCGATCACTGGATATGTTATGACAGGACAGATCGGCGACTATGTATATAACCAGGGGGAATAATAATGGATAATTCTGATATCGCGGTTATTATTTTCGGCCTTATTGTTTTATTCCTCTGGATCGGATATTACAAATATAACGAAACGAAGAAAAAAGAATTCAGGCGAAATAATGAAAATCTCAGGCGCGAAAGAATCGAAAAACAACAAAAATAATATCGGGGTCAACCATGGCGCAAAGGACAAGAAACGACAAAAAGATCAGAAAGGAAATGAGGCTTTTTTTCAGGTCTAAACACGGTCAGGAATTAACCCATCTCACGAAACAAAATGGAAAATTAAAGCTCGCCGCCGCCGGGGGAGTGCTCCTGGCGATCGCAGAGGCAATAATCATCGGCATTATAATAATCGGGGGATAAATATGAAACAGATCGAGGATCCGGCCGTCAGGATGGCCCGTCGAGCCCTGTTCAGAAATAATCCGATTTATCAATCCGGTCAGTTATACGATAACGCGGGGATAAAAATGCATACGGTTAAATGTACCGATTGCGGCCGTCCGATGCCGGCGAAGGGGAGCAAGTTAAAATTGATATGTGGCCGCAAATGTTATTTATGCCTTGATTGTTATGAGTTAAAATATCGGGAGGATTTTGAATAATGCGTCGTTATCAGATAGAAAAAGAAAACGCTTCGGGGGAATGGAATCCGGTCAATAAAGGATATTTTGGAGAGCTCGAGGTCTTGACCCTGCTCGAGCTGATCCGGTCCGAGATGACTGACGGGCATAAATACCGCGCTGTCGAAGTGCTTCAGACGAGGGTCATAAAATGACAGACGACCGACTATTCGAAAAAGCCAGACAGGCGATCGGCCGGGGGCTTATCGAGAGATATTTCGCGAGCCCGGGCGCGAAATGGGAAAAGGGGGAATATTGGACCAGGAATCCCCTCCGTGACGACAGGAATATCGGGAGCTTTCATATCAGCGAGGCTGGCCAATGGTTCGATCATGCCCTGAATGAAGGCGGCGACATCATCGATCTCATATCAAAACGCGACGGGCTGTCATTACCGGACGCTGCTCGTCGAATTATTGAGGACGGAGGCGGAGTGGTAGACGAGCCGAAAAAAAAGAGGGTCGAGCCGATGATTCCGATTCCGGCCGATGCATTCGATAAATTAAATCAGCGAATATTTTCAGAATGGAGCGTAAACAAATATGGGAAGGCTGTCGGGGGGTGGCGATATGCAGATCGCCGCGGTGTGTGGTGTTGTACGGTCCGCCATGAACGGCGCCAGGGTGAAAAAGATGTTTTGCCGTATTTTTACGGGACAGACAATAAATGGCATCAGGGAAACCCGATCGGTGATAATCGCCCGATATACGGATTCGAAAGAATTTCAACAGCAGACGAAAAGATCCTGATCGTCGAGGGCGAAAAATGCGCCGATGTATCAGTCAACGGATTTAAACTTGTATCATGGATCGGGGGAACGGGACAGGTAAAAAAAACCGACTGGAGCGTCCTCGTCAATCATAATGTGACAATATGGCCGGATAATGACGACCCGGGACGGAAGGCCGCGGCATATATTAAAAGCCAGTTACCCGATGCAAAATTAATGATCATTACAGACAGGCCGAAGGGGTGGGATATCGCGGACGCGTCGGCCGATGGTCTTGATGTTGAGAAATTTATCCAGGAGGCAGATTATGAAAAAACTGAGACTGTGGTATCACCGGAGGCGGGCGGCGTCAGAAATGGAAAAGCTCGGGAGGGCGTCGATAAAATGGCTGAAGCATCAGATTGCCATTTCAGACATCTCGGGTATGACGACCGATCTCATTACTTCCTCACGAAGGGCGCCGGGATCGTTACCCGCATCAGCCGGGGGGGATTTTCAAAAACGCGGCTCCTTGAATTAGCTCCCCTGTTATACTGGGAAATGTCATTCCCAAAAAAGGGCGGATTCGATGTCGATGTCGCCATCGATACGATTATCAGGGACTCGGAGTCCCGGGGGCTTTTTCAACCGTCGAATATCCGCGGCGCCGGCGTCTGGATTCATAAGGGGAATATTATCGTCAATAATGGCGATACGGTGACAGATATGACGGGACAGCAGATTTACCCGAATAATGGGTTTCATTATGTTAAATCAGAAAAGAGGATGGGCGATTTTACCGGGGAGTCATCGACCGTCCAGAATGGATATGATTTAATTGAGTTATTCATGGCCCAGGGATTCGAGACGGAATTTGAGGCCCTGGCCCTCCTCGGGTGGACCCTGATCGCGCCATTCGGCGGAATTCTTAAATGGCGCCCTCATATCTGGTTATCGGGGCCCGCTAGGTCAGGGAAAAGCTGGATTCTTGAAAATATCGTCGAGCCACTGGTAAAGCCGTTTTATCACCGGGGGACCGGCAAAACATCAGCCCCGGGGATATACAGGGCGATTAAAAATACCGCCTGCCCGATCCTCCTCGACGAGATGGAGCCTGGGAAAAACGCAAATAAAGACACGATTCAGAAGATCGAGGAAAAGCTCGAGCTGGCCAGGAATGCATCGTCTGATTTTTCTTCGGTGTTTACCCTGACGTCAATGTCGGGATCGGGACTGACCGAGGAATTTTGCGTCCGGTCCTGTTTTTGTTTCGCGTCGATCATCCCGTATATTTCAGGCGAGGCGATCGAAAGCCGGATTATTATTTCGCGGTTAAAAAATCCGAAAAACGTGAAAAACAAAATCGAGAAAACGACTGAAATAATAAAACGCGGCGTCATGGATGATCCCATGAAATACCAGCGGCGCATTTTTAGAAAGCTCCCGTCAATTCTGGAAAATATAGAAATTACAAAAAAGATATTTTTAAAAGAAACCGGCGACCAGAGGAAAAGCGACAACCTGGCCCCGATATTCGCGACGATTATCGCCATTATTAACGATTCAGACAAGATCGACGAGGCGAATATTAAACGCCTTATTAATGCCTTCGTTAATGATACCGCCATCGAGAAATATCATGTCGAGTCAGATGAGGATAAATTAATATTCGAGCTCCTTGATTATCCGCTGCAGATCAATCCAGGGGAGCGGGTATCGGTCGCCGAGCTAATCCTCGAGGCGTCGAATCTGGCTGAGAAAATAAGCCCAGACCGCCATAATATTTTACAGAGGAGCGGGATCCGAATATTTGACATGTCGGGGAAACAATATCTCGCGATCGCGTCAAGCCATTCGGCAATAAAAAGGATGCTCGCCGATACTATGTATGGCGGCGGGAATTATTTTGAGATATTAAAACGTCATGAGGCAAAACGGGAAACGAAAACGATCAGATTTGCGTCTCAGGCAAAAAGGGCGATTCTTTTAGACTGGGAAACAATACATAAAAAATATTTCAGCGTTCCTGTCGATGAACAAAAGTCGATATTTGTCGACGAGGTCATGGGGGTATTATGATTATAATATCAAGTCTCATTGTTATCGTTTTAATTATTTATATTCCGATCGCGGTCCATGGTGCGCGGATATGAAACTTGCCGTTGACCAGCACGTCGGTAAACGGTGGACGAAAAGTTAAAAATTTTTGCGCGTCCGTTTCGTGTGCGGCTATACTACTTTAAAGCGGTAAAGGAGGGAAGGGATGACAGACCTTGAATGGAAAATAAAGTATATCACCGTCGACCGTGACAAGCTACAGGCGGAGGTGGAGAAGTGGAGAGCAAATTACGAAACTATGCTCGATGGATATGAGGACGTAAACAATGAATTGCAATCCATGACCGCCCGATGTAAGGCGGCAGAGGAGGAACGAGATTCGTATATGTTTTTATTAAAAGGTCTTCTAGAGTGTGGCGACTGTAAAATCTGCGAAGATGGAAGAGCCGAAATTGATGATTTATTTAAAGCGTGGCTCACCCTCAAAAACAAGGAGGTAGGGAAATGAACTTTAGATGCATGAAGTTGAATAGATACGATTGTAATTATTCAGCCTGTATTGGTGATGCTTGTGAGTCTTTCATCCGTGACGACTACTGGAAGCGCAGATGCGAGGCAGCGGAGACGGTGATAGCATTTATGCCAATAAATCTAATTGATGAATTTTGCCATGATACATATCAGGAATACCAACAAATTCTACACGAACGGGAGGGGAAAGACCATGAAACTATATAAAGTATTAGAAAAAGATTTAAAATCACCATATCAATCATTCCAATTTGAGATTGGTAAAAAATATCATTGTGAAAACTTTGATGAAGATAAAACCCGTGATTGTTCACAAGGATTTTATGCCGTTGATATAGACGGACTGCCATATGCTTTTAACATAAAAAGAGACATATACCTCGTTGAAGTATCCGGTAAAAAAGTAGAGATAGACCAATACAAAAGACGGTACGAATATATAAAGATTATCCGCAAGTGTACAAAAAAAGAAATTATACTGCTTGCCAAAAAGAAAGAGAAAAAACTTGGATATAAATTACCAGAAATTATATACCCGATAAATCCATTGACCATAAAAAAACATACAGTCACAAAAAAAGACGTTGAGAATTTAAAAAAATGGGTTTCGGTCTGGACTTCGGTCGGGGCTTCGGTCAGTGATTCGGTCAGGTATTCGGTCTGGGCTTCGGTCAGTGATTCGGTCAGGTATTCGGT